CTATATGTTCCACTCTATTTTCATATCTTCGTTCGTTAGCTCTACTTTATTTATTAATGCTCTTACCATTGCACGTTTAGCAGCAGAATCGGAGTTAGCCCAATCAAAATCTTTTGCTGTCTGTATATTTTTCGCTATTTCTTCAGGATGAATTTGTTTTTTTTGAGAAATTAAAGTTTCTTGTAACAATTCTTTGTCGTCATTTAATTTTGAAATTCTATCATTTAAAACATCGATGGGAACTAAGCCATCTTGATACAGATCAAGTAACTTGCTAATTTTTGTATCTAAAGATTCGATTTCACTTTTAATAGTAATAGTATTATCTGTGAAAGAATTGTCTTTTTGCATTTCTTCAAATGTTATAGTTTTTAAAAGTTCTACTATTTTAGGGTCTAGTCTGTTAACTCTATGACGTTTTGAAGGACAATTTCTATCAACAACCATATGTGAGGGGGTGCCTTTTTTTGAATAACATATATAGTCCGTTACTCTTTCACCACTTTTCAATAAGCCAGCTCCTGTCGAAGCCATCTTACCTCCGCAGTGACCACAATACAAAATACCACTTAAAAGATATTTACTCTCAAAGTATTTCTTTTTATTAGTATTTCTATGTTCCCATAATTGTTGAGCTTTATCGTATGTTTCTGTATCTAAAATATGTTCGTGTAAACCTTCGTAAGTTTCGCCTGCGTATTTTATTTTTCCTATGTAGATATTATTTTGCAATATATTTTTCATTATAGAGGGGTATATCAATGTTTCTTTTACTGGGAATTTCGCTGCTACTTTGGATTGTATTTTAGTTAATGGCGTACCTTTTATAAACTCTGTATACATATATTTAACAATCATAGCTTCATAGTCATCCACTAATAAAACGCCATCAATATATCTATATCCGAAAGGTAATCTGCTTTGAGGGCCACCACGCCACATGCCTGCTTTAGCACGTTCTTTTGCACCCATCTGCATACGTTCGGTAATCGCATCACGTTCTAATTGTGCAAATACAGATAAAATCCCTATCATAGCACGACCAAAAGAAGTAGATGTATCAAAACTTTCTTGCATAGATGTGAATTGCACTTGATTCTTAAGAAATACATCTTCTATAAGGAACAATGTGTTTTTCTGAGAACGACTCAGTCTATCCAGTTTATATACTAGAACAACATCTATTTCTTTAGATTCTATGGATTTAATCATATTTTGAAGTCCTGGTCGTTCCAACTTAGCTCCACTGTAACCAGGATCAGTAAAAACTTTTACAACTTGATAATCTTTAGCATTTGCGTAACTTTTTAATTTTTCTGTTTGAGCAGAGATAGAATATCCTTCCTCAGCTTGTTCCATTGTCGATACTCGTACATATATTGCAGCCCGTAATTTCATAGTGTTTTTCTCCTTTTTATGATAAAATAGGCAATATAAAGAGACCTATTTTATAGGTTGATTTTTTGTGTAAGCACTCTTCCTTCCGGCAAGTTGAGAGAGTGCTTATTTTTTTGTCTATTCTAAATTAAATCGTACTGTTTTATCGTTCCAAATTGATGCTTTATAGACTAATTGTAATTTACTTCCTTCTTTAACTTCTGCTAGCATATTACCTGATACAGTGGCACCGTCGTCTAAATCACCTGAATGTAATTCATCTTTGCTTTCACTTCTGAATGCATCAAAGTCGTGACGAGCTCCATCTTCCGAAATTTGGAAGTCGTATGGGTTATACGATTGAGTTTCCCCGGTCTTATTATTAATTGTGATATTAACTTCAGCGTATTTTTTTCCGTCGTCAATCGAATCGTATTCTCCTGGTTTAGGAAACTCAATAGAGTTAACTGTAATCTCGTACCCCTTATAAGACACTTTATCTCCGATTTTATGCTCTTTATCTAATTTATCCTCTGATTTTGATTTAGCTGTTTTGTTCTTTTTAACAGTGTCATCATTATCTGAATTACCGCTTAATGCTCCTATTACGAAAAATAATAACAGTGCAACCAAAACCCAAACCCACCATTTTTTAAAAAACGGTTTTTTAACTCTAACCTCATATTCTTTACCATCATCGCCTCTAACAATCTTTTTGGCCATTTGAAAATCCCCCAATATTATTTTTTATATTAATTCAATGCAAAGGCACTGAAGTAAATACACCATCAATGATACAACATAACTTGATTGATATGAACTATTAATTATAAACTTACGATATATAGAACGACTTTCCCATACATATTGGCTTCTTTTGCTAACTCTTCTTCATTAATCGGTATGTTTTTAAAATCAGGGTTTTTAGAATCTGATTCAAAAATAACAAAATTTTCCATCACGTTCGGACGATATTTTTTAAGCGAATATTCCCCGTTGTAGCTAAAAACAACAATATCACCATCTTTGTACAAAGATTGTTCGATAGGCTTAACCACAATTAATGAGCCGTTAGGAATTATTTTATCCATCGAATCACCATTAACTTTCATAGCGAATAGATTGTCATTAGATGCATATTTTTGAAGTAACAATTTGGGAAGTTTCACTGTTTCAACGTCCCATACATCGACACTTTCCAATTCGGCTAAAGCTCCTGCGGCAACATCACCGTATAGAGGCAATTCTATTTCATCATAACTAATTTCTTGTGGACTTCTAAGATGACTGTCCGTATCTTCTTCTAGTAATACTGATAAGTTAACACCAAAATAATCGGAAAGTTTTTGCAAAGATCCACCCCTAGGCATTTTTTTCCCATTCTTCCAGTCAGAAACAGTAGAATATGAAATTCCAAGTTCTTCTGATAAATCCATAACTGTTTTACCTTGTTTTTTTATTAATTTATCTAAATTTCTCGAAAATATTTTTTTAGTAATGTCGTTACTCATTTTTTTCAATTCCTTCCATATATGCCTCTGTCACAACTATACCGTATAAAGCGTGAAAAGTAAACTTTTTTTACGTTTTTAGAGAAGTTTATAACGCTTTTAGGGTAAAAGAAGTTGCTTTAACGCTTTAAGCGTGATAAAGTTATGTTATCGAAAGAGAGGTGATATTTAATGAATGAAACGAAAATCCCTAACTATGCAAAGCAGACAATGAAAAGTTTAAGAGCTAGAGCAGGTATGACACAGGAAGAAGCATCTCTTGCTTTGGGAGTGTCGAAAAAAACATTGAAAAACTGGGAATCTAATTCTAGTAAAATGAATTTTGAAGATATGGTTAAAGCTTCAAAATTATATTCTTGCCCTATTAGTTATATTTTTTTTGGCGACAGTAACGCTTTTAGCGTTAGATTGTTAAAGGAAAAAGAATTCCAATGGAACTAAAATATTTTATAAAATTAAGGAGGAAAGTAAATGACAAGTTTAACTGTAATTAAGCAACAAGAATTATTTGGAAAAGATTTCAAAGTTTATGGAGATACAGAAAATCCTTTATTTTTAGCAATGGATGTAGCTGCTTGGATTGACCACAGCCGTTCGTCTGAAATGTTAAAAACGGTTGACGTTGATGAAAAGCTAAAGCAAACAATCCTTGCATCAGGTCAAAATCGTGAAGTCTGGTTTTTAACAGAAGATGGTCTTTACGAAGTATTAATGCAATCAAGAAAACCAATTGCAAAAAACTTTAAAAAAGAAGTTAAGCATATCTTGAAAGAGATTAGGAAAACAGGTTTTTATCAAGTTCCGACTGACCCGATGTCAGCCCTCAAATTAATGTTTGATGCTACAAGTCAAATCGATAACAGAGTTACTGAATTAGAAGAAAATGCACCACTTAGCCCTAGTGATTACGGATATATCACAGGTATTGTCAATAAAAAGGTAGGTCAAGTTATTGCGGAACGACAACTAAGTCCGAATAAAAAACAACGTAGTCTGCTATACAAAGAGTTGAACAGTGAAGTTAAGAAGATTACGGGAACACCAACGCGCAGCCAGTTAAGACAACGACATTTTACAATAGTTACTGATTTTATAAGAGATTGGCAACCGTCTAACGCAGCATTAGTTGTTTATAAACAACTGGAATTGACTGAAAGTGAGGTTGATTAAATTGGAACAAACATTAAATAAAAAACAAAAGATTAAAACTGATTACAACATAATTCACATTAATAAAGATGGAAAAGTTGTTAACTTTGAAGATTTAGTTGTGCCGGCACATATTACAAAACAAATCTTGGCAATAATGAACGGGGAGGTATAACAATGCCAATCACATTTTGGATTTTAGTTTCACTGTGGTCAGCATTTGTTTTAACAGGTACGCTGTACTACATGCTTTTGCAAGATTGGTTGTTGAAGCGCAAGCAGTACAAAGCGCAAGATTACAGATTTAACATTCTCATGCGAGAAATCAATTCAATACGTTTTGATGCGAAAGGAGAAGCGAAATGAAACTGTCCTCCCAATATAGAATAGAAGGACAGTATATGAAAAAGATTAAAAATAACTTCGACTAGTGGATGTGATTTTTTAATTAATATTTATTTAGGAGGTATTAATTTGGGAGGTATTAATTTGGGAATTTTGACCTTAATTGTTAATACATTAACGTTATTATTACTAGTCTTTATTTTCTTGGTTAGTAAGAACAACAGACAACTTTTTTGTTTTGACATTTTTGAAAAACCCGAACGTTTCAAAATTTAAAATAACATCAATATAATTTGGTGGTCTCGTTTCAACGTAATATTTAAACTCTAATTCTGAGTTAGGTTGTAATAATTCAGTTCGGGACAGAGGTGCGCCATACCAATAATCGCCAATAATATCTTGAGTTGGAATTGAGAACCTAGAATTACCAACAGAAAAAGTTGCGGTAGGTGTGAAATCTTTTATCAAAATTAATTCATTATTTTTTTCATCTTTCATAGTTAAGTGAGTCAGTTTAAGTGGTTTTGAAGAAAGATTTTTAACTGTGAATCCTAATATAAAAGGGTCTTGTTCTCTCTTGTCATAGAACCCATTTGAAATTAATAATATTGTTTTATTTTGAATATGGGTATATACGATGGCATAAATAGCTGCTAAAAAAGCCAGTATAGATATCACAAAGCTCCAAAAGTTAATTGTAAAAATCATAATTTTCACCACCTTTCAAAAACATTATACCAAATAGGAGGCAACAATAATGAACATTGAAGAAATGAACAATAATATTAAAAGTTATGAGACTAAGGAATTAGAATGCCAGTGTGGCAAAAAACATCACAGAGAAGTAGCTAATTATTGCTCTAACTGTGGAGCTAAGCTGTTAACAAGAAAGGGAGAACGATGACCATTTTAAGTTTTGCATTATCAGTCATAGCATTAGCGTTTTCATCATCAACATTAACGCTAGCTGTTTATCTTTATCTAGCTAAAAAAGGAAAGTAGGTGAAAGCATGGAAATTGGAATCGATAATTATTCGATGTTCGAAGCAAACGAGGCACGTTTAGAGGAGTTGGCTCGTGAAGAAGAAAGAGAATGCCATTCCTGGTATGTGGTAGAGCCATATCAAGATGAAGATTTTTTATCTGATGAAGAATCAGAACAATAAAAAAACACCCTCTGCAAAGGGTGCGTTAAGAAAAAGTATTAACAAAATCATAACACGAAATGAGGTTATATGGAATGCCTACGTCAATATCTGTTAAAAATATGTCTGAATATGAGTGGTTAGAGGAGCGAAACAAAGGTGTCGGAGGTAGTGATGCCAGTATTGTTTTAGGGCTTAATAAATATAAATCAGCTTTTCAACTATGGCATGAAAAGACTGGTAAAACGCAATTGGAGCAACTAGACAATGAAGCAATTCATTGGGGAAATATCCTTGAAGACGTTGTTGCAAAAGAGTTCGAAAGAGTTACTGGAAAAAAAGTAAGAAAAGATAATCATATGTATTCTCATTCAGAATACCCATTTATGAGAGCTAATCTTGACAGAGTAGTTGTTGGAGAACGAGCGATTTTAGAGTGCAAAACAGCTAACTCAAGGTTATCTGAGGCATGGAAAGATGATGAAATACCGAGTGCCTACTTTTTACAAGTTCAACATTATCTAGCTGTTATGGAATACGAGAAAGCGTATATTGCTGTGTTAATTGGTGGTCAAAAATTTGTTTGGAAAGAAATTAAGCGCGATGAAGAATTGATACAAATGATTATTAGTGCTGAATCGAAGTTTTGGAACGATCATGTATTAAAAGATATAGCACCCGAAATTGATGGTAGTGATGCTGCTAGTAAATATCTTTCGGAACGTTTTGCAGATACCGATGATACTACAAAAGAGTTAAGTATTGATTATGAGAAAGACATCGCCTACAGGGATGATTTGAAGCGTAATATCAAAGAATTACAGAAAGAGGAACGATTAATCGAAAACAAGTTGAAAGTTGCTCTAGGGACTTCTGAGGTGGGTATTTCTGGTAAATATCGAATCAAATGGACACCTATCACGACAGGCAGAGTTGATTCGCAAAGATTAAAGGAAGAAAAACCCGAAGTATATCAAGCGTTCTTAAAAGAAACTCAATCACGCAGACTAAATATAAAGGAGATTGGATAATATGACAGTTGCAGATAAATTAAAAAACGAAATTGCAAACAAACAAAATAATAACGAGGTAAATACCGAGCAACAATACAGTGGTTTAAAAGGGTTGTTGGTGCAGGCGAGTGTGAAAAAACGCTTTGACGATGTGTTAGGTAAAAGAGCTTCTCAATTTTCATCATCATTATTGAATTTATACAATGGGGATCCTGCTATTCAAGAAGCTGAACCTATGAGCATTATGGCTTCTGCAATGATTGCGGCAACATTAGATTTGCCAATTGATAAAAACTTAGGTTTCGCATGGATTGTTCCTTTTTGGGATAGTAAAAAACGATGTAAATCAGCGCAATTTCAACTGGGGTACAAAGGTTATATTCAATTAGCACAACGAACAGGGCAGTATAAATCGATTAATGCCATCGCTGTTTACGAAGGAGAACTGATTAGTTGGAACGCTTTAACAGAAGAAATTGAGTTCAATCCAGATGGTCGTACATCTGACAAAGTTGTGGGTTATTGTGGCTACTTTAAACTTATTAACGGTTTTGAAAAGAAAGTGTTTTGGACTGCAGAACAGATTGAAAATCACCGAGTAAAACATAACAAAGCGAAAGACAAGAAAGCGTTAAACGGTGTGTGGCGCTCAGATTATGATGCTATGGCTATTAAAACAGTTATCCGAAACTTGTTAGGAAAGTGGGGCATCTTATCTGTTGAAATGCAAACAGCACTTACTAACGATGAATCAGAAAATGTTGTTGTTACTGATGAAAACGGAAAAAATGTATTTGATGCACCAGATGAAAAAAAGATTAATGCACCGCTAGAGGAAGGTGCTGAGTAATGTCAGACACCAAAAAATATTACTACTTGAAGTTGAAAGAAAGTTTTTTCGATTCAGACGAGATGAAAGTATTGGAAGCTATGCCAGACGGACATAAGTATAGCAACATCTTGTTAAAGCTATACCTTAAAAGTCTTAAGAACGAAGGTAAGTTGATGCTTAACGACCATATTCCGTACAACACAGCGATGTTAGCGACTATCACTAATCACTCTGTTGGGGACGTTGAAAGAGCATTGAACATATTAGAAAGTTTATCTCTAATTGAAGTTTTAGACAACGGCTCAATTTACATGTTGGATATTCAAACGTTAATCGGTAAATCTAGTTCAGAGGGCGACAGAAAAAAGGCTTATCGAATGAGAATAGAAGCTGAAAAGACTGATACTAAAGCATTGGGACAATTGTCCGGACAAATGTCGGACATTCGTACACCAGAGTTAGAGTTAGAGAAAGAGTTAGAGATAGATATAGAGATAAAGAAAGAGAAAGAGAAGAAACCTAGTCAAGCGAATAAATTCGCTGACGACTCTCCTTCTTTTAAATTATCTGATTTTCTTTTTATTTGTATTAAAAAACATGACCCTAAAGCAAAGCAACCAAACATGCAAACATGGGCTGCTCATATTGATAAGTTAATCAGACTTGATGGCAGAGAGCCTAAAGAAATACAGGACGTCATTATATGGTGCCAAACTGATGGCTTTTGGTACAAGAACATCTTATCTACTAAAAAACTAAGAGATAAGTTCAGTCAACTTGTAATCGCAATGAAAGATAAGCCTAAGAACAGCCAAAGCAATAAGCCGGACATTATTCCCGATTGGCTAGAAAAACAAATTGCAGAAGAGCAAGAGCAGACAGCGGGCGTTGTTAAGCCTGTAATCGTCAAAGAAAAAACAGAAATAAAAACTGATCCAGCAATGCTAGAAAGAATTGCTCAGTTTAGAAAAGAACTGAAAGGGAGTGCGCAGTGATGAAAGAGTGTCCACATTGCAAAAGTAAAACCTACTATATAAAAAGTTCGTTCAGCGGAAGTGGCGATTATTACTCTAATTTTGATGGAAGTAGTGCTGACAATGCCAGCTATCATGACGGCATCTTTTATAAATATGGTAAATACACTTACTGTGCAGATTGTAACAAGCGTTTGATTAAAGTTGAAGATTTAGAAAAGGAGGACAAATAAATGATGAATCGAGTTGTTTTAGTGGGCCGTTTAACAAAGGACCCCGAATTAAAATATACACCTGCAGGAGCAGCAGTTGCCACATTTACACTAGCTGTAAATCGTACGTTTACGAATCAGCAAGGTGAGCGCGAAGCTGATTACATTAATTGTGTCGTTTGGCGTAAGGCTGCCGAAAGTGTAGCCAACTACTTGAAAAAAGGAAGTTTAGCAGGTGTTGATGGTCGATTACAAACACGTAACTATGAAGGCAATGACGGTAAGAGAGTATATGTTACAGAAGTCATTGCGGAAAGCGTACAGTTCCTAGAGCCTAAAAAGGACGGGAATCAGCAACAGAACAACGCACAACAAACGCAACAGCAAAATGGCAATCAGTATAACCAAAATAGCCAAAGCAGCTCACAAGGCCAAAGAAACAACTTTAGCAATCCGTTTGCTAGTGATGGTAAACCGATTGATATTTCTTCGGACGACCTGCCGTTCTGATATGAGAGAGGCTAATAGATTAGCGGCAATCCAAAAAATAACTAAAGAAGTAGGTGTACCGACAAGCATAAGAGAGTACGCCTATGACAATGATAAGTTTAATTTTTGGGTAGGAAATCAAGAAGTTTATGGAACAGCTCGTCATGGCGAATTAAAGATTGAATGGAGCAAGGCTGTTGGAGGACAAAAACAATTATCACTATTCTAGGAGGTAAGTATGAAATTTATTGATCTATTCGCCGGTATAGGCGGTATTCGTTTAGGTATGGAACAAGCAGGTCATGAATGCGTAGCATTTTGTGAAAGAGATAAATTTGCAGTGAAAAGCTATAAAGCTATTCACAATACGGAGGGAGAAGATTTTTACGATGACATTACAACTGTCTCAGACGAGATTTGGAGAAGCTATAGAGGAACAGTTGACGTTGTTTGCGGAGGATTCCCATGCCAAGCATTCAGCGTTGCAGGAAAACGAAAAGGATTTGATGACGTTCGTGGGACAATGTTCTTCTATCTTGCCAACGCGGTTAAACAAATCGAACCACGCTATTTTATCTTTGAAAACGTCAAAGGTTTACTCAATCACGACAAAGGGAGAACTTTCGGAACAATCCTCAATGCGTTGGATGAACTCGGGTATGATGTCGAATGGCATGTGCTTACTTTAATAGTTAGGCGTTCTTACTAGAAATAGTTTGAATTATGAGTGCGGAATTAAGCGGGAAGGCTGAGAAACAACCTCCTACTACTCTGAATAATATTTACCTGTTGAATGATTAAATTTTATTACACCTTGTTTTACTAACTCAAAAGCAGTTTGCGCTAAACTATTGTGAACTAAACCGTGATGTTGTTTATCAGAACAAACAAACAAATTATTTGGATTGTTGTCTAATTTGACTCCATTGACGTGGTGGACGACTTCACATTCAGAAAGCTTACGACCAATCTTTTGTTCGGCAACTTCTTTATGAATCCACACACGCTTACCATCACGGAAGGTTTGGTAATAACTGCTTTGGATATATGGTTCATAAGTATGTTTACGTAAACCTAATTCCAATCTTTTTCTAGTGATTTGAGCAAGCGAAAATTTAGGTAACAACTCATTAATCTTATAGTCAGGCAGAGTGTAATTATTCTTTAAGATTTGCAAATCTTCTGTGCTCCATGAATAAGGAATGTTACGAGGTATTTCAGAAAGTTTCAATCCTAACCTTTCAATTTTACCTCTAACACCTTTAGGAGTTCGGTCAAGTTGTCTGGCAAGTGCTTCGACACTCATTAATGAATAGTTATTTTTAATAAAATCAATTTCATCAACAGTAAAACGTTTGTTTTGTGGCATATTGAAAACTCCTTTTTTCTTCAATATACCACATTCAGGGTAGATGTGGAAGTTTTGCTAATCCGACACCGAAGGCTAATTGTCAAAGGTTAGTCAGGGGCAACGCATAGGTGGTGAAACTGCATTGCAGAATATAATCCATCCACGAGTCCGTGCCACCTAAACAAGTGATGTTGTAGGTGAAAAGATATGCTGAACTAACAGGAATACGAACTGTTAGAAGTAGAGGATAAAAAGCCTTTACGGTAACAAATTGTAACAGCAAAGATTACGGAGTTCCCCAAAACAGAGAGCGTGTCTATATTGTCGGACATTCTCGAAGATACGGTAGACGAGAAATACTACCTTTCGGACGAGAAAACCGAGCAGTTGTTGGCTCGGGTCAGTGATACTTCTGAAATAAAAAAAGTTATAGATGATCAAGGACGTTTAAAGAAACAATTACGTTTATTAGATACCGTACCTACACTTAGAGCTAACACTCACGGCAACGAATCTAAAGTTGTTGAACCTAAAATACTGAGGGTTATCGATGGTAAAAAAGAACTTGGTTATAGCAGTCAAGACGTATACTCGACAGATGGTCTTTGCAACACACTTAATACCATGAGCGGCGGCGGTAGAGAGCCAAAAATACTAACTGTTGGTAACATCCTTAAGAATGGAAAATCTCAAAGCGGTCAAGTAGTTTCTGATAAAGGTATATCGCCGACAATCAATGCCGTTTGTTATAAAGAACCATTAAAAGTAGTAGTCCCAGTGTTAACTCCCGATAGACTAGTTAAGCGGCAGAATGGACGTAGGTTTAAGGAGAACGGCGAACCGATGTTTACTATTAATACACAAGACCGTCACGGTATTTATAACGGTCTACGAATTAGAAAACTTACACCGTTGGAGTGTTGGCGATTGCAAGGCTTCCCGGACGAGTTATTTTATAAAGCGCAAGCTGTTAACAGCAACTCGCAACTATACAAACAAGCAGGGAACAGTGTAACAGTTAACGTTGTATATGAGGTGGCTAAACATTTAGGAGGTAAGGGAGATTGAAACTAACTTTTGACATAGAACCAGTTGCCCAGGGACGACCAAGATTTTCGTCCTTTGGTAAACATACGAGAGCGTATGATCCACCGAAATCAATGTACTTTAAGGAGCAAATAAAATTAATGGCACGTAAGTTGCTACCAGTGGGTTATGAGCCAATCAGTGAGCCTGTACGGGTGTTTATGACATTTTACAGACCTTTACCCAAAACACTGACTAAACTTAACAGACAGGCGCATGAACAAGGCAAGTTTTATCCACGAACACGTCCCGATGTCGACAATTACGTCAAAGGATTGCTTGATGCATTAAGCGGCATTGTATACACAGACGATAACATCATCATTCAGATAACAGCAGACAAAAAATATGCCGACAAAGGCAGAATAGAGTTTGAAATCGAGGTGATTTAGATGCGTTACATGATAACTAATGCGAATAAAATTCAGTTTTTAAAACAACTGAGAGAAGTCAGAAAAAAAGGCAACAAAGTTTTAAAAGTTAAACAAGAAACAAAAACACGTTCAACTATTACTAGGGATGATTATATGGTTGGTCGTTATAAGGACCATAAAGTAGGAAGCACTATCATTTATAAAGCGCTTATAGAAATGAGTGATGAAGATGCAAGAGCATGCAAAGATACACAAAATTAAACATCATGAGGGTAAGACGATGGTTTATGCAAGTATCGACAAGATAATCACGGAACAAGAGCTTCTAAAGTATCGGAATGTGAATACAGGTTACATTGATGTTGATCTATCTTTTTTCGATAAGAACCAACGCACACAAGAACAGAATAAAATTATGCACTGCTTATTCAGAGAAATTGCCGTTTGGTCATGTGGCTATGAAACGCCAAAAGACGAACTGGAATACAAAAACTACATGAAGAAGCAGTATAGCGATAAACCTTTTAAAACGTCAGAAATGACGTCTAAAGAGGCGACTGATTTCATCGCGTATATAATTGATTTTTGCTTTCAAGCAGGCGTTCCATTCAGAAAAAAAGGCGTGGAAATGACAGACGATATACAACGTTATCTATATTTATGCTTAAAACATCGTGTGTGTGCTGTTACTGGAGTAAAAGGTGAAGTTCATCATATCGACACGATAGGCGCAGGGCGTGATAGACGGCATGTAGACCATTCGCAACACAGACTTGTGTGCCTAAGCAGGGAAATGCACATAAAAGCTCATACTATGGGGTGGGAAGAGTTTGCAGCATTGCATCATATTGATGGCATAAAATTGACAGCTGAACAGGTCAAGGAAATTAAATATAAATAAGGAGTGAGGTAATGACTTTAGCAGAGGACAAAGCTAAAAAACAGCCTTAATATTAAAAATAAACAATCTGATTGATAAACACAGACGTGAAAACAGACGTAAAGCCGTTGGGTCAGAAGAAACTATTGAGGTAGGTGTGAAACTTGATTGCGGATGTGACACTTGCTTGAAAATAGAACGATTAGGAAAAGAATTGAGCGAATTAAGAACGAGAAAAGAAGAAGATAGAATTGTTTGGAAACGATACGACTACACGGTTATACGGAAAGGCAAATATAAGAGTTATTATAAAACAATAAAAGAACTTTCGATTGCTAATAATTTAGACGAAAGTGTAGTTGATTCACGATTCAGACGTTGCGTTAAAAATCGGATAGTGATTAATGACTTTGAGATAAAGAGAAAGTTACGACCGAAAACGTATAACGCCAAGAAAAAGGCAAAGAAAAGTGACTTGTTACGTTCTAGCATTTTAGAGAAGGAGGCATATTTATGATTTATGAAAATAAAGAGTACGTGGAGGTAACAGGTAATATCGGTGAAATCGGAAAAAATGGCGACTTGATTCATGTAACAGAGGTTAATGGTGAGGTTTGCGACGTATGGTGCTTTACTACGAATTCAAACTCTTTTATACCTTCTGTCAATGTGGTGTTGTCTGACGGTAACGATTGTTTAGATATTGATGTAGATATATTCACACGCTACCGTTATGTTAAAGATATTGAGGAAACACCAGTTAATTTTAAATCGGGTGACCGAGTCGAAATTGTGTGTTATAGCGGTTCTAGTAGAAATATAACTAATGGGCGTGTTGGTAAATTCATGTATATTAATGATTTTGGTGAATGTAGTGTTTTATTGGATGGTGGAGCGCAATTGTCGTTCCCGCCAGAAGCGCTCAAATCAGTTGAAGAAACATCCGCTCCAAAAGAAAAAAATATACCGCTAACAGACTCATTACGTTATTCAGCATGTAATACGCCAGCTTATAAATTGAAACGATCAATAAAGAAACTGTATGAAGAAATGTCCGAGCTAATAACAGCTAAAAACGAGAATTATGGCGATTCATTTTCTAAACAATATAAAAAATATGGCATTGTAAGTGTAGAGATGCGATTAAACGATAAATTTATGCGATTAGAGCAACTAGTCGCAGGTGAAAAGGACAAATTAGGTGAGAGCATCGAAGATACGCTGAAAGACATCATAGGTTATGCAACGTTAGCTTTGATTGAGTTGGAGAGTGAGAAATGATGGAACAGATTGATTTGATAGATAAATTAGAAGAATACAACGATATACAGCCCGACGATTTAAACATGCCTCTTACAAAAAGGAACGTCATTCGTTTGTTTAGTATCTATAAAGATGAGGTTGCAAAGGCGGGCGGACGAACAGAAACTAAAGTGACACCAAGTTACTCTATCATGCCCCCTAGTTTCAGCAATGAATTCCACAGCTCGGTTGAAACAGCAGCTTTAGATAACATAGAAAAATTTAAAGACGTTAATTATTTTTATGAAAAGATACAATTAGGATTGAATAGTATTAAGTGTGATATTGATGCTGATAGAAAAGGCAGAAGGAAAAGAATGCTAGTTATGAGGTATTATGAGAACAAAACGCAACAAAAAATAATGGAAACATTAGCTATAGAAAAATCAACTTATCACGACGATATGAAAATGGCTATCACTCAGTTTACATATGCTTTAGGTATACACGTTAAACTTAAATTCTGAAATGGAGTTTTAGTGGAGTTTTAACGGAACTTTTAGCCGTTTTAACGTGATAAAATGGTATTAGGTAAGAATCTCGTAAGCGAGTGTTAGCATAGCTGAAAGGAAACCGGTATATGCTTCACAGGGCTTGACTAGAGAGCGACACTCTAGCGAGATATAGGGAGAATAGGCTCGGAAAAGCCAACTGCCTAAACATCATATTGTGTACAAAAAATAGTTGGCACGCTTAGTGCAATCCTTTGTGAGTATCGATTTAAAACAACAACTCTCAGCGATAGTGGTGGAACAGGTAGACGCATTAGAGTGGCATCGGCTAACACTGAATGTATGCAAGGTGCAAATCCTTGCCTATCGCATAGTTACCAGTATAAAGGTTGGCAAGGGCTTCCTTTCAGAATAACATACGGTGAGGAGTTATAATGGTCTTCCCTCGCAAGCGCAAGAGTAGTTGCAACACTTGTGCGATTTAATTTCCGAAGCTCGTAGGTATAGCTTAAAATAAACGCAGACGTGCGTGTGTGGGTTATAAAAACGGTCTTACCACACTATATAATGAGATATAGCTCAATGGTAGAGCAACGCACTGTTAATGCGTAGGTTACAGGTTCGAGTCCTGTTATCTCAGTAACGAAATCATATAAATTATAAGGAAGGTGGTGAGTGAATGTATATTTCACCGATTGATTATAAATGGAGAACAACAAGTAAAAATAACAGAATGTTACGAATCAGGTCTTCTTTTTGTTATACTAGGTGTAAAAGCAACAAGAAGGAGAATAATAATATGGATCCTCAATTAATCGAAGCAGGTATAACTCTTGCGGAGGTCTCAGTAAGACACACTGCAGCAAATGTGCTATCTTCTGTGAAAGCTATGAAAGCTGCAGGGAACGATAAACAAGCTGTTACAAAATTAAGTGATTTAATTTTAGAGTTGCTTGAAGAAAAGCAAGAAATAGAATTAATTGCAAAAGCTTATCAAAATGAATTGATTTCTCAAAAATTGAGTGAAGATGATCTTAATTATATTGTTAAAACAGTTCTTCCAATTTTAAAAAAATTCCTACAAAATATGGCAGATACACAAGATGGAGAAGAGAAGGATAAGACATTAGAATTTATCGCGACCATCGACACAATAGAACCTTTGTTATCGCTAAGTTCGTTAAATGTTTTACAGTTAATTGGTTTTAATTTTAAACAAGGTATTGGAGAACCTTTAACGGAACTTTTGAAAAATACCATAAACGGCGCGAACAAAGTAAGTCAAACGAAATATAATGAACTTTTGGCAGAGAGAGAAATTGAATACTTTAGAATTATGCAAGATGAAGCTGCTTACGATAGATTGGTTAGCTTACAAGATTAAAATTATATATATCGATAAATCAAGACATCCAACAGGGTGTCTTTTTTCATACATTAAATTAGAGGAGTGATTGATATGGATTCATTAGATTTCATTATCAACTATCACGCATTTGCAATTAAGTTTAGTTTGTTGATTTTAGCAGGAGTGTTATTATATCTTATTTATTTCGGTATCAGATACTTAATCGCTAATAGAAAACACAAACGATAAGGAGTGATAACCATGACAAAACATACTAACAATACAGACAAAATCATCAAGTATATTTCTGAGTCAAGCAAACGCATGACAAACAAGCAACGCAAAGAGCTTAGGGAAGCGATAGGTACTGGACATGGTTACACATCGGGTGGAGTAATTGAAAGGAGTGGTGGATATGAGCAAAGCAATATACAAGCCGATTAGTTGGGAAGAAGTAGCTTTTATATTAGGAAACAAAGCAACTTATGGCATTTTATTAATTGAACAAGAAAACTATACGTTAGGAAATCCTTATGAAGTTCAAATTCCTCTCGAGCTTCTTCCAATACAAAGATGGTACCTTAGATGCGAACAAGAAGAGCAATCCGAATGCATATCATCACACCACACACACGATGACCTACCAATCAGACCAGAGGTCAGCGAATAGCCAATGCCTAAACACCAATGCAAGGTAGCTCACTGCAGACAACTGATTGATTACACTGATCAATATTGTGACACTCATGCTCACATAGGTATCAAACGTAAGCAAGAGCAAGCGCAAAGATACAACGAGACAACACGCAACAATGAGTTCAACAAACAGTACACAAAGTTCTATCAGTCGCGTGAGTGGAAGCAAGCACGCATGACTAAGCTCGTCAATCAACCACTGTGCGAAGAATGTTTAAAAAATAAAAACGTTACACAAGGTCAAATAGTCCACCACATCATAGAGCTCAAAGAAGATTGGGAACAACGAGTTAATCAAAAAAATTTAGAAACAATATGCAGAGAGTGCCACAACAAACATCATAAGAAAAAATGGTAATCGTTTAAACGGCTTTAATAGCTCGTCTAAGCGATTTTTATTTTTCTTTTTGTAGTTATCCAAAATAAATTTTAAAATTCTTGTCGAAGATTTTAGACCCCCCTACCTTTGCGATTTACGAGCAATCGAGGATATCCAAAGACGCATATTTTTTTCCAAAAACTAACTTTCAGAAAGGAGGTGATAGTGTTGGTGAGACCAAAAAAATTAGCAGGGGCAACAAGTGGTCACTTTACAAAAGAGCAAATGGAAGAGAAACAAAAAGAAGAAGAAGTTTTATATAATTATGACCGTTTGAATTTCAACGAAGTACCAAATGGTGTTGTTCCTGGCGCTGTGGGTGAATGGAAACGTATTGCTAATTTCATAAAAGATTTACCTATTTCAGAATTAGACCAACAAACGGTGATTCGCTATTGCAACTATTCTTATTTATATGATGATGCCATGCAACAACTAGTTGCTGAGGGTCATGTAATCGAAGGCAAGAAAAATCCTCTTGTGGACGTTGTCAACTCCTACTCTAAAGAGTTAAAGGTAACGGCAAGTGAATTAGGTTTGACAATTAATTCAAGGTTAAAACTTGTTAAACCTACCGAAGTTGAAAAAGAAAAAGATGATCCGTTCGGGGATATGCTTGGAGGTGTTTAGATGGGTGATTATGTTTCAGAATATATTGAAGCAGTTGAAAATGGCAGTATTATTGTGAGTGATAAAATTCAAAAGGCGATAGAACGACATAAAAGTGATGTCGAAAAATCGAAAAATGAAGATTATCCATACTATTACAGCATTGGTCACACACAACAGATTGTTAAATTTGTTGAGATGTTACCCGACCCCAAAACGGGTAAACCGAATGTCCTGGCTTTATTTCAAAAATTTATTTTGGCCATGCTTTGGGGATGGCGGAAAAAATCAGATAACACGCGGAGATTTAAAAAAGCCTATCTCTCACTCGCTCGTAAGCAAGGGAAGTCACTTTTGGTGTCTGGGATTGCGTTATATTGCTTGATTTATGAACGTAATCCACGCAACGCTAGGCAAATATATGCCACAGCGAATATGCGTGACCAAGCTAAAATAGTATTTAATATGGTTAAATCGCAATTAAAAGCTGTTAGAGGTAAGAGTAAGACAGTGAGAGACTTCACTAAAGTTTTGAAATACGAAGTGACAACGACTGACGATAGTTTTATGCAACCATTATCAGCTGATGCTGATACGTTGGACGGTTTAGATACGATGTTAGGTATTTTTGATGAATATGCACTCTCAAAGACAACTGAAATGATGGACGTTATCGAAACATCAATGGGCCAACAACTAGAGCCATTGATTGTTATTATCTCTACAGCATCTAATAAATTAAATTATCCAATGTATTCAGTGGAGTACCATTACATTAACAAGTTGCTGAGTGGTGAAACTGAAAACGATGAGTATTTAGCACTTTGTTGGGAACAAGATAACATGAAAGAAATAGACAAGCCCGAATTGTGGATAAAGTCAAATCCTTTGATGGAAATCATTGAGCAAAAAGAACAATTAACGAGCATGTATAAACGAATGTTGAAAGAATCTAAAGCAAAAGGTACGATTTCAAACATTCTAACGAAACATTTTAACGTGTGGGTGCAATCGAGTAAAGAAAGCTATATGAACACTGAGGAATGGAGTAGTGCTATTGCTGATGATTCAATGCGTAATAGTAATTTATTTGGACGCGATATTTATATCGGTGTCGATTTATCTCGTGTTGGCGATTTGACTTCAATATCTTGGGCAATACCTATTGATGAAAAACAAAAAATATTAGCTAATAGTTATTCTTTTGTTGGCTCTAAAGGTGGTATTGAGCAGAAAGAAAAAGAAGATAAAACACCATACACTGCCTATGAAAAGGCTGGCGAGTGTTCAATATCAACACAGCCAAGTGGTTTAGTTGATTATCGGGATATGATCGTGTGGCTTGACGAATTTATCCAACATAATGAGTTTAATGTCAAAGCAATTTGTTACGACCCTTACAACGCAGGATTAATGATTACAGAGTTGTCAGAACGTTACGGTGATGCATTCGTTGAGGTTAGACAAGGGCCATTTACACTTTCTCCTGCTACTAAGCAGCTAAAAATTGATATTCTAAATGGAAAATTAGTCCATCTGAACAATAAATTACTTAATAGAGGGATGTATAATGCTGTTTCTGTTGAGAAAAACGACTCTTTAATGATTGATAAAACAACAAATCGTAACAAAATTGACCCTGTGGATGCGTTAATCAATGCTTACACGCAAGCACAATACCATGATTTTGATGAAGTAGATGTTAATGAACTGATAGAAAGTGGGGAATATGGCTTTGGTTGGTAAATATATACAAATTATAATAGCAAGTCTTTACTGCTTAAGCCTCGTAGCTTTTACAGTAGCGGCTTTTTTATTTTCATTCATTTTAGGCTTTATCATTTTAGGCGTTTGCTTTTTAGCAACGTCTTTTTTGTTAGCCACCGAACGCAACTGATAGAAAGGGGGTGATTTAATGGGGATATTTTTCAATCGTGATTTAAGTGATAAGTCGCAAGCGATTATTGACTATTTAAGTGGCGCAGATATGACTGCTGTTAGCTCTATCATGGGCGAGGAATCATTAAAACAATCGGATATTTTCACTGCTGTAAAAATTCTAGCAGGCGATATCGCAAGTAGTACGTTCGTTTATAAAAAAGGCGCGCAAGAAAATGATGTGGTTTTAGATTTACTGAATAAAAAACCAAACGAAGTAATGACACCTTACACGTTTTTATTCGCAATCACAGCTCAAATGCTATTAACAGGCAATGCATTTGTAGTTGTTGAACGCAGGGGTACGAAAACTGAACGATTAACGTTCGTTAAACCATCACAAATTGTTATTTATGAAGACGACGAGGACGGAAGTTTGAGTTACGCTTATACAAATTTAAAGGGGTATACAGAGCGTTTGCAATCTAAAGACGTATTACACTTCAAATCTTTTTCACTCAACGGAAAGACAGGTTTAAGTCCGCTATATGCGTTACAAACAGAGTTATCCATGCTTAAAAATGGTAACAACCTATTGTCTGCATTTTTTACAAAAGGCATTCAAGCTGGCGGTATTTTAAAACTGTCACAATCGAATTTAAATAACAAAAGTAAGAAACAAATTAAGAAAGATTTTGAAGATGTGAACAGTGGTGCTAAAAATGCCAACTCAGTCATTGTTTTAGATAGCACACAAGACTTCAAAACGTTTGAACTTAATACGGACATTTTGAAGATGATTCAAAACAATGTTTACTCAACTAAGCAAATCGCTAAGGCATTCGGTATTCCGTTGTCTCGCTTTGGTATGGAGTTAGTCAATACGACTGACGATAGCGCGAACTCTCTATACGTTTCAAGCACATTAAGAGCATATTCAAAAATGATTACTGATGAATTGTTCGTTAAGTTGTCAGTTGATACGGAAATTGATTTTTCTATTTTAACTGGTCATGACGTTCAAACGAAATTCAACAAAATGATGGACGAAACAAAAGGCGAAGGAATATTAGTCGTCAACGAAGCTCGTAAATTCTACGGTCTCCCTCCTGTTGAAAACGGTACAGAAATTGTTCGCAAATTGAGAGGAGGTGAGAAAAATGCAACAACTGGAACAACGGAAGATGGAGCAAGTGAAAGCGAATGACAACATCATTGAGGGCTATGCTTTACGATTCAATTCGTTGAGCAAGGACTTGGGCGGGTTTAGGGAAGTTATTTCCCCTACAGCACTTAAAAACACTGATTTATCAGATGTTCGTTGCTTCATTGATCATGACAGTAGCCTTGTTTTAGGCAGAACAGCAAATGACACTTTAAAAATCACTGTGGATGAGGTAGGACTTCATTTTCGATGTGAATTGCCTGATACAACTTATGCAAGAGATTTAAATGTATCGGTTACTCGTGGTGATATAAACGAATGCTCGTTTGGTTTTAATGTATCTGAAGGTGGTGAATCTTGGAAACGAGAGGGTGATAATTATATCCGCACTATCAACAGTATTAACGAATTAGCAGAAATATCAATCGTATCAATTCCTGCTTACGCTGAAACGAATGCGGAAATTGCCCAACGATCATTAAAAAAAGTGGTTAATGAACTGCAAAAAAGAAAATTAACTCTCTCATTAGAGTTAGCAAAAATTAAAAAGGGGTGAAGGAATTGACTATTGAAGAATTACAAACTGCTGCCGAGCAAGCAATTGCAGATGGCGATTTTGACAAGGCAGAAGAATTAATTGAACAAATCAAGAATTTCCAAAAAACAGATGTTTCTGACAAGCCTTCAGAAGAAGATAACTTTGAAAAGGCGGATGAAGATAAGAAAGACGATGTTAAGAAAGACAAAGAAAAAGAAAAAGAAGATCAACGTTCTGAAAAACAAATGGAGCAACGTTCTGAAAAACAAATGGAGCAACGTTCTGAAAAACAAACAGACAAAGGGGAGAAACGAAAAATGGCAGAAAAAGTATTAGATCAACAAGGAACAGAAGATGTTGAAGTTCGTTCATTTGCAACATTTGTAAAAACGAAAGGTGAAGAAAAACGAGATGGTTTGACTACTGTAGGTGCGGAAGCAGTTATTCCTATTGAACGCTTAACGACACCTCAAACTCAACCAGAAACAGTCGTTGATTTACGTAATTTCGCTGAAAAAGTACCTGTTACAACTGGCTCTGGTTCATATCCTGTATTACTTAAAAACAAAGGCGTTATGATCTCTGTTGAAGAATTAGAAAAAAATCCAGCACTCGCTAAACCAGAGTTCAAAAAAGTCGCTTGGGCTGTGAAAACATATCGTGGATATATTCCAGTTTCACAAGAAGCTCTTGAAGATTCTGACATCGACCTAGCTGGTTTAGTTGCAACTCATGTGCAACGTCAAGCTTTGAATACCGCAAACGCTGAAATTTCCAAAGTTTTAAAAACAGCAACAGCGAAAACCTTAACCAGCTTAGATGATTTAAAAGATTTAGTTAACGTAACAATTGAGCCAGCGTACCCAGTTTCAATTGTAGCGTCACAGTCATTCTTTAACGCTGTAGATAAATTAAAAGACAAAGACGGCCGCTATTTATTACAACAAGATGTAACTGTTGCGTCAGGATATAAATTATTAGGTCGTGAAATTGTTATTTTAGGTGATGAAGTGATTGGCTCTGCTGCGGGAAACCAAGTCGCATTTATTGGTGACATTAAAGCGTTCACTAAATTCTTTGACCGCAAACAAGAGTCAGTTCGCTGGGTTGATAACGACATCTACGGTCAATTACTAGCAGCATTCATTCGTTTTGATGTTGAAGCTGCTGATACAGATGCAGGTTTTTATGCAACTCTTTCAATTGTTGAGGGAAAGTAGACAGCCCTGTGGTAGCTAAAGTTAACTCTACAACTACAGGAGCTAATGTGGAGTTGAGTTAGGAGGATAAAATGGATATAGAAGATTTAAAAAACTATTTGCGTATCGATCATACGATTGATGATTCATTACTCGAAATGTTAAAAGAAACAGCTAAAGCATACATCTTAGGCACTTTAGAAGTCACGGAAATTGACGACAAGCGCTTTGAGTATGCTATTTGTTTGCTCGTAAGTCATTGGTACGAATTTAGACGAGCCACTTCAGAATCAGCACTCAATGATATTCCATTTGGCATAATCCCTCTCATTCAACAGTTGAGGGGGGTAGAACGTGAGTAATTTTATTAAAACGTATGATTTAAGCGAAAGAATCACGTTCATTGAAAAGAAAAACGACAAGGACAAACTAGGCGGCAATATCGTTATCGATACTGTCGTTTTTACATGCTGGGCGAGTGTCCAAAGTCAATTTTTAAATGAAGTTAAAAGTACTATCGGAACAATTTTGGAGGACACACTTACATTCATTATTCGATATCAACAAGTTGCTGCTATCAAAAACACTATGAAAATCGAGTGGTCCAATGAAACATACGAAATTGTGAAAATCAATCGTGGCGTAGCTCGTAAAGATTTTACAACAATCATTGCTAAGGCGGTGAGCTGATGGGTGTCACTGTAAAAAATGATATTGGCGTAAATCTTAGAAAAATGGCACAAGGTTTAACTGCTCCAACGAATAAAGCATTGACTGCAGGCGCAAAAGTATTCGCAGAAACATTAGAAAAAAATACACCTGTGTATGATTCTAAAAAATATCAAGGTAAAAGAGGCAAATACATGTTTAAGCATGCTAAAGATAACGTTGTTTTCGGTAGTCCAAAAAACGGTGAAATTACTGTGGGCTTTGAAAAGGACGTTGCTTGGCGTGTCCATTTTTTAGAATTTGGAACAATTAGACAATCGCCTAAACCATTTATACAAAAGACACAACAAGAAATGGCAACAGAAGTCTTTGAAACGATGGTGAGTGCTATGTCGAAAGGAATAAAACTATGAATATAGCTGTCGTACAAGTTAACGAAATTTTAAAAAACAGTGATTTAAAAGATATTACTCGTTTTCTAAACTATGTGCCTGAAGATTATCAAAAGATAGAAAAATTGCCTTTGATACGAGTCGTAGAAGTTAATGCCTATTATTCGAATCGTGCATCCAATACAGCTCAGACAATGACATTTAATGTCCAGGTAGATATTTGGACAAATGATTTAGAACAAGCCAACGACATTTATTTCAAGATTGATGAACTCATGAAAGAAAATGCTTGGTCATGCCAACATTCAGAAATAACAAATGACAGCGACTTGGAAAATTGCAACAGAATTATAAAACGATATGAAGCAATTCGCTTCAAATAAAAAATAAAAGGGGTTTTTATAAATGGCAACAGTAGGATTTAAAGCTATTCATTTAGCAGAATTAGGTAAAGACGATAAAGTAGTGAAAGAATTTGAAGTTAGTGCAGCAAAGGGTGGCTCAATCGGAGCTAAAATCGCAGGAATTGGAGCGACAGCAAATACTGTCTATGCTTCAAATGTGCCATTTTACGTGTCAGCTCAAGGTGTATCATCACCAAAATTAACGTTAGATATTGCTGATCTATACCCAGAGTTGTCAGCTGCAATGACAGGGGCAGAAACAACAGAAGAAGGTTTTGTGACAATCGGTGCTGAGACTAAACCACCTTACATGTCAGTTGTTTTAGAAACTAATGACAAAGATGGTAATAGCTTATATATCGGTTTGATGAAAGGTAAATTTACAGCACCTGATGAAGAATTGAAAACTGCAGAAGATAAAGGTGTTGAATTACAGACGGATTCTGTTGAAGGTGATTTCATCGCACGAAGTGCAGACGCCTTAGTATATGCGAAAGCATCAACTGCAACTGAAGGGGTGACGTTAGAGGCATTCAAAGAATTTGTATTTGGTGGGAAAGCGGCGGGAAAGTAACAATCCCGTCAGTAGGAGCTGTTAACGCAACATCTACTGGTGCAAACGTTAATTTAACGTAAGGGGGGAAATATGATGGCAGATACATTTAAGATTTACAAAGAAGATACGGTAATAGTAGAGGGCGCAAGTCCTCTCTCAATTACTGGTGTAGCCGCTAACACACAAATATCAGCAGGCACATATAAAGCAACACGTGTAAAAGATAATAAAGAGAGTGACAAAGTGGATATCCCAGGATTTAAAACATTACCTATTGCGGTAACAGGTGTAACTTTAAACAAAACGACATTAGCTAAAATTGTCGGAGAAACTGAAAAATTAACAGCTACAGTAGTACCTGCAAATGCAACTGATAAAACAGTGACTTGGACAACAAGCGATGCGAAAATAGCAACTGTGGGTGCTGATGGCACTGTAAAAGCGATTGTTGGAGGCAGCGCAACAATCACAGCGAAAGCAGGCACTAAGTCAGCAACTTGTGAAGTTACTGTCAAGACAGCCGAATAGCAAACAAGAAAAGAGTGGGGAAACCTGCTCTTTTTTATTTATAAAAAACAAAACAATGTGGAGGAATTTAATTATGGCAAAAATCACTATCAAAGGAAAATCATATTTCAGTAGCAAAGTTAATTTAGGTAAAAAGAAAGATGCGTTAAAGCTAATTTCAAAGTATGAAGAAATGGAAAAAGAACGTGAATTATCAATTCATGAACAAATAGAAGCGATGGAAGAAATCGCAGATTTTATAGAAGGTTGTTTTATTAGTGAGTCAGTAACAGCCGACGCTATCTTTGAGATTTGCTACGAATTAGAAGATCTACAAAAATTGTTAGGCGATGTGCTTGGTGGGCAGCAAGACCCAAAGCAACAGATGAGACAGCAACAACACAAAAAGCGTTAGAAAATGTTGATAAACTTTATCGCGATTTATTAGAGGCAGGTTGGAAGATGCACGAAGTAGATAACGTTGACGATGAATACCTTATGCAACTATTCAGTGATGGAAAGTCTAAACAAGATTACGTCAGCGGAGAAGACTTCTTCAATTCTATTTAAAAACAACTTAAAGGAAGGAGGTAAATTATGGCGCAAAAAGGAACTCCAATTGGCAATATGGCGGTAGGATTAACGCTAGACGATACTCAATTTGGAAATACGTTAGATCAGATTAATAAACAAGTAAAACTTGCTGACAGTGCAATGAAAGCTAACATGAAAGCAATAGGTGATGCAGGGAAAAGTTATGAAGGATTAAGTGTTAAAGCCAAGTCATTACAAGATGTAATGGGGGCTCAAGGGAAGAAAGTAGCCGAACTTACTAAACGCTATCAAGAAGAAGTGAAAGCGAACGGTGAAGCATCTGACCAGGCAAAGATACTTGCTGTAGAGGTCAATAATGCACAAGCGAAAATGTCGGGATACGAAGGACAACTTAAAGCGACAAAACGAGAATTAGCCTACGCAGAACAAGGCATGAATGAATTGTCACAAGAAATGAAAGAAAACGAACGCGAAACAACAAAAAACACACGTGCACTAAAGGCGGCAGGAGATGAAGCTGGAGCTTTTGAAACGCAACAAAAAGGTCTGACAAAGCAACTTGATTTAACCGAACAAGCCGTTGAGGGGCAGCGCAAAGTCGTTGCTCAACTCACTAAAGAATTTGGTGCATCTGATGATAATACAAAAAAAGCAGCACGTGCATTAGGAACACTTGAATCGCAAGCAAAAGTGACAAATACACAACTGAAAAGTTTAAATGATTCTGGACAATCATTTGATGTCTCAGCTGGAGCCGAAAAAAGTAGCGGTAGTTTTAAAGGTTTACTAGGAAATGTCAATATATTTAAAGGTGCTTTAGTCGGTGGTTTTGTAACTGCCGGCATATTTGCGGTTGGGAAAGCATTCGATGTTATCAAAGGCTCAATTGGCTCAGCTATTGAACGTATAGATAAGATTGATACAGCAACGAAATCACTTACACAATTAACTGGATCAGCAGAAAAAGCTGAGGAAATAATGAAGTCAGTTAGTAGTGTTATTAAAGGTACGCCTATCGCAATGGACGCAATGACTGAATCAACTAAAGGTTTGATTGCATCAGGTATGAAAGCAGATAAAGTTGAGGGCGTTTTAAGAGCAACCACAGATGCAGCCTACGGTTTAGGTAAAGGTGAAGATTCAATTGGTCAAATATCAGATGCTTTCAAAGCATTACAAGCGAGTGGTACCGCATCATTGGGTGATTTAGCACGCTTAACGGACGCTAACGTGCCAGCAATTAAGATTTTAGCGAATCAGTACGGCATGTCTGTTGAAGATATGAAGAAAAAAATCACAAGTGGCGCATTAAAATCAGAAGAAGTCATTGATAAATTGGTAAAAGGTATGGAAAAAGGAACAAAAGGTAGTAATGGGACAACGATTGCATTGGCTGGCCAAGCCAAAACTGCAGGTGACTCAATTAGTGGCTCGTTTGCTAACATGAAATCTGCAATCAACCGTTCAATCGCAAACATTATTACACCATTTAAAGATACCTTGATTAAGGGTATGACTGCAGGCGGAGAAACTATTGAAAAAGTTTTCGGTGGACTAGGTGCAAACGTCCAAAAATCAGTTGATGTGATTAGTGGTGTTAGCGGTAAAATAAAAACGGTTTTAGGTAACGGTTCAGAAGGTGAAAAAGTTGATATTTTATCGAGGTATTTCGATATCGGTACTGTAGCGGCAATTATTGATAATATCGGCAAAATAAAAGAAAAGTTTGCAGACTTTAAATCTGCATTAAAAGGTGGAACAGGAAACGTTTTCGGTAGCTTTGTGGACGGTTTTAATACAATGAAAACTGTTGTTATGAGTGCGATGCCAGCCATTAAATCGACCATTACAGGTGCTATTACTACATTTAAAGCGGTATTTAACACATTAAAACCTTTCATTATGCCAATCATTACGCAAATTGTAGATATTTTTAAAGGCATTTTTACCACATTGAAGACATTTTGGGCAGAAAACGGAACAATGATCATTACAGCAATCACTAATGTTATTAAAGGCATTCAAACAGCAATACAATTTATTTTACCAATCATCAAGCCTGTTTTAGCAGTGCTTTTTAGTATTATAAGCGGTGTGATAAGTAATATTAAAGGTGTTATTCAAGGCGGTTTATCCGTAATAATGGGTGTTATAAAAATATTTGCAGGACTTTTTACTGGTAATTTCAGCAAAATGTGGGAAGGTATTAAGCAAGTTTTTGCAGGTGCGATTACATTCGTGTGGAACGCTGTCAATTTATTATTTGTCGGTAGAATACTTAAAGGTGTTAAAGCCTTAGCGACTGGTGCTAAAGCACTTGTATCAGGAATGTGGGCAGGAATTAAAGGTTTCTTCACAAATGGTGTTTCAACAGTTTGGAATATTTATAAATCAATGCCTACACGAATTTTAAATGGATTCAAAACACTCGGAACAGGCGCTAAAAATACCGTTTCAAACATGTGGAATGGAATTAAAGGCTTTTTTACAAACGGCGCATCAGCTGTTTGGAACGGAATGAAATCTTTACCATCAAAAGTTATTAACTTATTCAAAAACATGAAAGATGGTGTTTTTGGCTGGGTTAAAAAAATGATTGATAATGTTAAATCCATGCCTGGTAAAATGGCAAACGGTATTAAAAACGGTGCAGGTGCTTTAAGAGACAAATTTAAAGATATGTTCGTTAGTGTTGTTAAAGTCATTGCTAAACCAGTCAATGGTATTTTAGGTGGAATAAACTGGGTTTTAGACAAAGTAGGAGCAAGTAAACTACCAACTTGGGACGTACCTGCTTATGCAAGAGGTACTGATTCGCACCCTGGTGGTTTGGCAATGATTAACGATGGCAAAGGAAAGAACTACAAAGAGGCAGTACAAAATCCCGATGGAAGTACATTTATTGCGCAAGGACGAAACGTTGTCATGCCTTTGCAAAAAGGTGCGAAAGTTTTAAATGGCAACGACACACAATCATTGATGCAGCAAATGGGAATGCCTCATTATGCCAATGGTATTGGGAACTGGTTCAGCGGCGCTTGGGATTCAACAAAAAATGTTGCATCTAAAGCATGGGGCGCTACAAAAGAATTTGCAGGTGATATTTGGGACTACGCTAAAAACCCAATGTCTATAGTAAAAGACGTTGTTAACAGCACACTTAAACCTATTCTAGGCACAATGTCAAAAGCACCTTTATCAATTGCTAAAGGAGCAGTTAACACTACTTTTGGCGGAATGGGAAATTGGATTAAGGGTATATTCGAAGAATCAGGGGGAGTAGAACCTAAAGGTGAAGGCGTTACTCGTTGGACGAATACAGTTAAACGTGCATTGTCTATGAACAACTTGCCTACAAGTCAGCCGTACGTTAACGCTTGGTTACGTCAAATTCAGTCTGAATCAGGCGGAAATCCACGAGCTGTACAGGGTAATATTGGTGATATTAACAATAAAAGTGGGGACTTAGCTAAAGGTTTGGTGCAAGTTATTGGTACAACTTTTGAAGCGTATAAATTCCCAGGTCATGGCAATCGTTTGAATGGTTTAGACAGCCTTTTAGCAGGGATTAATTATGCTAAATCTACTTACGGATCATCAAGAATGCTTAATGTAATTGGTAAGGGGCATGGCTATGCAAACGGTGGATTAATCACACAACATCAAATTGCGGAAATCGGTGAGGGCAACAAGCCCGAAATGATTATCCCGCTATCTCTATCAAAACGTTCACGCGCTGTCCAACTGCTTAATAAAACAATGGACATTATGGGTGTTAAACAAGCAGGGCAAGGTGCTGTAACGATTAATAATGCTGGCGACAACAGCGAGTTGGTCGCATTATTAACCCAGCAAAATGCACTGTTGATGCAACTTGTTAATAAAAACACATCGGTACAATTAGATGGTAAAACAATTGCTGAAAGTACTAATCAATATCAGAAAAAAACCTCTCAAAAATTAAATATTGCGAGGGGAACAGTATAAGGGAGTACGGCATATAGCCGTCTCTCTTTTTTTATGAAAGGAGTGACACAATGGCAGAAATTACATTTAATTATTGTGGATTTGACAGCAAAACAGATTTTGGAATTGTATTAAATGACATCAATCGTCCGATTACAGCAGAATTTAAAGAACAAGTTACTGAAATACCTGGTATGTTAGGTGATTTATATGAAGGTACATCACTCGGCGGCAAAAAGTTTGAATTAGAAGTCTCTTTATTAACCGAAAATGAATCTGATCGTGTGTATACATTACGAGAGTTAGCAAACGTGCTGACACAAACAGCTGACGGTGACGAATATCCACTGATTTTTAGTGATGAACCCGATGTCACATGGTGGGTGCATCCGACAAGCACAAGCATGCCAGAACGATTGAATCGCAGTTCAGCGGTATCATTTACAATGTCATTCACATGCTCTGAAGGAGTTGGCTATCAGACAAAAGAAGAAATACAACTCACTAAAGAAACAACCACTTATACACCGAAAGGCAACACAACGACACGCCCTGTATTAACACTCACCACTGAAAGCAACTTATCAAAAATAGGTGTAGCTAACGGTGATGAATACGTGTATCTAGGCGCAGGCTTTGATGTTGAAAATCAAGATGCACCAGTTAATTTAAAGCCACGAATTTTGAATGACCCATGTAACTCATTAGCACCGTGGACGAAAATAAGTACTCCCACACTCACCTTTAATATTGAAAATGGGAAATTAGCAACGGATGCCGATATGGCAAGTACTCCAAGCGCAATTAAAATTGGTGATAAAAGTGGCAAACCATTTTTCGGTACTAATCCAAGCGGTGCAGGCAAAGGTGCTTGGTATGGACCTGTCAGACAACAGATGCTATCTAAAGAATGTGACGATTGGCAAGTTACTGCTCGATTTAACATGGAAAATAAAACACCGCGCGCTAAAAATAAAATGGAGCTGTATTTATTAGACAAACAAGGCATTCGTATAGGTAAGATAATGGTTAAAGATGGTGATTATTCGCTTGAAAACACTATTGATTTACAGATTGGATATGCATCAGAAAGCGGACGTTTTAAAGCTGTTTATAATTCAGATCGTGATGGGCAGGGCAAGGTAACAAGTAAAAATAAC